GCCTGATTGAAGATGTCGCTGTACTCAGCGGCATTGTAATCAGTCAGCGTGCAGGTGACGTTAGAGAACGCTACGTTTAAAGGGCTAACATCGGATTGGGGAACGCGCACGGTGGCTACGCCCTTGCCGACTTTAGGGAATTTTACAGTTGAGCCTTCGACACCCCGGCGCTGACGAACCGCACCTACCAATTGGGCTTTGCCCTGGTAAGCTTGCTTAACTTCAGCGTCAAAGAGCGTTACAAAGGCGTTTGATAATGAAATCGCCATTTGGAATCTCCAAGAAAGTTAAAAAGGTTTAGTCGCTTCGGTTAGCCGGTGTTCTGGGCCTCTTGCTTGCTAGTTACGCTAGCCGCTCGTCAGCATCCGCTGCGGTAAGGGTCGATGGATATCGATTGGCCTTAAACGAATATCTAACGGTTCTAAAAATAAAATGCAAGAAAAAAAGCCACCGGTGGTTAGCCGGTGGCGTTCAAGCCTCTCCTTGCGGAGAGTGAGGAGGATTAGTTACCGAAAGTCGATGCAAACATCCGCTCGACTTTTGACCTGTAAGCCGGGTCTGTCTTGTACTTTGGATCAGCCACCATCGCGTAGAGCTCGTCCTTGCTAGCAGAGCCCTCAACCGGAGCAGACTGTAAAGGAATCTTCATCCCCTCGTAGGTCTCCCGTATCTTCATAAAGACACGCACCCCAGCAGCTGTGCCGCCCATGACCTTGAATTCCTCAAAGTCATCCTTGCTGAGTATTCCCTTGCGAACCAGACCAGCACCCCAATCGCCCATGCCCTTGATGATGGCATCTGCGTTGGGGCCAAGAGCTTTGCGCTCTTCCTCAATGGTGCGAGATATCTGTTGAGCTTGCTGCCCGTTCATGGCAACGACATCGCCAACCAGCTTGTCTAGAGCCGCTTGAGATATCCCATATTCTTTTGCCCACCCCATAACGTGGCCACGCACCGGGTCATCCTCTGGAATATCTCCAAAGACCGAGGTGTCGTATTTGCCGTCAGCTGGCGGTTTGTGTTTGCCTTGAGCTATCTGCTTTCGCAGGTCTTGCCAGCTCTTGGCTATGCCCTCCAGGTCTGGTGAGGAATCGTCCTTTTTCCAGAAGTTCTCTGGCCACCAATCTGGACGCTCTAGTGGTGTATCGTCATCTTGCTCCTCGCGGTGCTCGATGTCTGAACTGCTTGGGTTTGCCTGCTGGCCTTGGTCTTCAGTAATTGATACCGAATCGAGTAGGCCAGCTTCTTGGCTTTCGCCGCTGGGCTCGCTTGCTTGGGTTTCCATTCACAGGCTCCTTGCCTTTTTGATCCGTGCTTCCAAATCTCGCACCACGCTGTTCTGCCCTTCACGGTAGAAAGCGAATGAGGGATCGCTACCCGGCACGGCAACGGGTTGCTCCAGTAGGGCAGCTCGTAACCACCCCATCAATTTCTGGCCATCTTCTGAGCCGAGCACCCGCAGGCAGAGCTTGTTTAAATCTTCTACCGCCTGCTGCGCTCCACGGATATCTGTTGGTATGGCCTCTAGGTCTTCCCAGCCGCCAGACATCAGGTCATGCCCCCAACCAGCTGCTCAACCATCTCGGGGTTCTCCTGGGCCACCTGGGCCGCCTGCTGGGCCATCTCTTGCGCCTCGGCCATTTTCGCCTCGCGCTCGGCCTTGGTCATTCGGATCGACTGCGGAATGGCCAACTTCTCAGCAACCATGTCGAGCATATCCCCAACCTTGATTGCCATCTGACCCTCTGGGCCAGCCTGGGCTGCAATCTGAGCGTACTGGAGAATGTTGCTGACATCTTCCATGTTCTGGGCCATCGCCAGCGGAGCTACAGCTGAGACCTTGATCTCCAGGCCGTTGACCCGCAGGGGCATTGTGATAATGCCGCGCTGATCCATAACTTCAAGAATCTTGGTAACCACGGGAATCAGGGTCTCGTTGATCAACCGGCCAAAGGCAGAGCCCAGGTTCTGCGAGAGCTCCTTCATCCGCTCAACCACCTCGGTAGCTGACCTGGCCGACATATTGTCCGGTGGCAAAGACTCGTCTAGCAAAATGCGCTTGATGTTTTGTACCAGGTCATTGATTACCAGCTGCGACAAGTTGAAGTCACCAGCTCGCGGCAGGGCCTTGAGCGACTCACCTTGTGGCCCACCATTACGCGCCACGGGAATAATGGCACCTGGGACAATCTTGATAGTTGCCGGGTTGAGCACGCCGTCATCAGCTGCGGTGTAGACACCGGCAATTGATAGAGATGCATTTTTAAGCACCAGCTCTTTGACCTTGTTTAGGGTCTTAATGTCTGGCATTGCGGTTATTACCGGGCCGCGCCCATAGATCTCGCCAGCCACCTTCATGTACCGGCTGACCACCCAGGGACTAGTCTTTAGCCTGCGGTAAACAATCTCTTGCTTGGTGTCCTTTTGGATAACGTGGTAGCAGTAATCACCGCGCAGGTTATCAAAAACTGTGGCCTCTACAAACTCAAAGTCTTCAGTTGGCTTTGCCTCAATTTTGAGTTTTAGTTGGCCATCGATCTTGGCATCTTTCCATTGACGCTGGATTGATTCGCCCTTGATCCGCATACGGCGATAGACGTTGTCCACCTGGCCATTGGCACCCTCTTCAAACGCTACAAGGTACTGAGGCACCGGCACAAAGTTTAATGGGTTAACGTCATCGCCTGGCTGCACCATCATTACAGCTGTGCCGATAGAGAGGTCTAGCAAGAACTCGCCCATAGCAATGTCAAAGTTTGACTGCTTGAGCGTGGCAAATAGTTTCTCGGTGTAGATGTCGAGCGCGGCCTGCGCCTCGCCCCTGCGGTCATCTGGAATGTCTGCGCCTGGCTCAAGCCTTGCCCACTTGCGCTGCGGGGGGAAGATTCCTGATTGCAGGCGGTTAGCAAATCGCTGCGTGGAGTTGATCGCCGTGGAATCAAACACGCGATTCATTTTCTTTGCGCCGCCAACCTTTCCTTCGTAATACCCGTCATAGAGATTGCGCTGTGGAAGAGCAAACTCGTAGGCATCCTCGTAGAGGTCTCGGAAATCATCCTTCTTGCGTAACGCCATGTCGTGCCGCTTGAGCACATCCTCTGGCGATAGTCTCATCATCTCAGCCATTATTTAGTCCTTTTTGTGCCTTTGCGCGAAATTACGGGCCGCTTCTTTGCTGCCGAAACCCCACGCTTTGAGGGCGAGCTTGAGGCGGGTTGGTCTACCTTTTTCGTCCGTGAGAGGCCCAGCCATGCCGCCAAATCGCGCAGCAAAGCTAACACGCCTTGGGTTCGTTCCAGACTTGACCGGGGATTTGAGGTTGCTGCCTTCTTTGTTCTTGAAGTATTTGCGGCCTGCTTCATTTAGTCCACCTTCTGGGTTTTGATATTTTTTCTGTACCATTATTCGTACCAATCTATCCGCACGATTGCTGGATGGGCTTGAGAGTTGACATTAGTAAATCTAAATAAATAAGTAGTCAAAGGCTTTAAGACAAACTCCTGACTGTAGCTTTCAGCACCGCCACCCTTATTGCCTGCCGGGATAAACTCTGCGTAGATCTCTGTACCTAGAGCAGACACGGTTGGGCCAATGACTGCGGCGGCCACGCTTGCTGTAGTGTTGATTCTGTTACGCCGGTTAATGGTTAGAGCTGTGCCACCGCTAGTAGTCGGAGCCTCGTAGATAAAGAACTCAGACTCGCCGGGTGAGCTGTAAGAAAATACTGAATGAGGCGTGTACCCAGCTGGCCAGGCAATAGCAATGTCTACTGAGGCACCAGCTGCAAGCCCTGCCGCATACGAGTATAGCTTGTAGACATAGTAGGCTCTGCCTTCATGCAAGCGCAAATGGTTTACATCGATTACCGGAAACGGACGATCAGATGCTGTTAGATATGTAACGCCATCCTTATCAATATAAGTCGGAGTTACAAATCTAGACTTAGTCGTGAACGATTCTTGCTGAACCTGGATGGCCATTAACTATCTTCATCCTCTTCATCTAAATCCATAGCCTTTTTCAAATCCATATCATTTGCTTTTTTGCGGCCCTGTCTTTGAGCTAACATCTTGGCCACTTTTTTGTGAAATGCCGTAGGCTTACGCGGCATCTCGCCATCGTCTTCTTCGCCTTCTTTGTTTAAATAAATTTCAATTTTCATTATTTATTCTTTGGCTTCATTGCGGTTTTAGCTGCCTTCTTAAATGCCTCGGCAGTCGGTGCGCCTGGTGCGCCAGGCTTACGCATCTTCTCGCCAGAGCCCTCGGCTATACGTTCACGTTTTTTATGGATGTTGGCATAGAGTCCGGGCTTCATTTTTTGGCCATCCCTGCTTGAGACATTGCGATTGCTACGGCTTGCTTTTGGCTTTTAACTACCGGGCCACCTTTACCTGAGTGCAAGGTTCCAGCTTTGTACTCGCGCATAACCTTGGCCACTTTTTTCTGCATCTTGTCTTTTTTGTCCATGATTGCCCCTATGCCATCGGGCCTGCGCCCAGGGTTGATTGGCCAACACCAGCTTCAGGTGTCAGACGCTGCTCAGACAACAGGGCTCTTCCACCACGGCGAGCTCTACGGCGAGCTGCCAAAGTTTCTTCTGCGCCAGATTCTGATTTTGCCCCAGCTTTTTTTATTGCGTCATCCATGCCTGGGATCATTTGAGAAATTGGGGTTAGATCCTTCTTTTCTTTTACAAGTCCGGTTTTTTCGCCAATTTTTTGAACGGTTTTTGTAACTGCACCCATGATTAAACTCCTATGCGATTTCAGATGATCCTAAAGTTTGTATTCCCTGCTCAGGGGCAACCCGAGCAGCCGATAACAACATCCGTGATCCACCACGCAACCTGGCCATACGCTTTGATGCGGCCTGCTCGCCTAGCTCTCTGCGTTCTTCTTCAGCCTGTATCTTGAGCCGCGCATTTTCTTTGCGTGTCTCTTCGATAGCTCGCTCTTGTGCGCTGGTGTCTGGTTTTTTAAACATCCCGCCCATGCTTTACCTCGCCATTAAAAAATAATCTACGCCATCTGTTCCGTACTTTCGCATCAGACACTCTTCCTTAAATCCAACCGCTGATGCCCATTTGTACGCCCGTGTATCCGTAGATCTAACGGTTATCTGTGTTCTATGCAATCCCATAGATATCGCAGAGATATCTAATACTTGCTTTGCGCTCTTGGTAAACGTAACCGGCATTGATCTCATAACGTCATCTGCTACTAACCATGCCTCGGCAACGCCCTTCCAGATTGAGACGAACCCAAAGATAGCCGCTGGTTCGTTGTATACGAAAGCGGTAACAGCTGCGCCCATCTGTTCCTGTTGATCAAAAACATCGATGGCCTCCTCTCGGTTGGCAACAACCAGCACTTCCTCGGATTTGATATTTATCCGAGAGGCATGGTTTTTGTGGAACGGCATAAAGAACAGGCCCGTTCTTCTGCGGTTGTCGTTGAGTTTCTCAGCGAGTTGTAAAGACATCAAAGTCGGCATTGACCACCGTTTGAGCTATCTGTGTGTTTTGGGCAAATGCACTCTTGGTCATGCGCCTGTGTTCGCCGCCACCGAGAAGCAGGTATCCGAATGCGTCACCAACGTGGGAGTGCTCGTTTTTATTTGGGCTATCTCTGAATCTTTCCTGGCCAGCTCCTACGGATACCCGTTTAAAATGGTACCCACCGGCTAACGATTTTCGGAGGAGCTTGCATTGCGTATTGACAATCAATCCAGGTTTGCCGTTTATGAGCCGCTGCATCGGGGCGGCACCTGCCTCACGCCTGACCTTGAAGTCGTTAGATGGCGTGGGTTGAGCTCGCAGCCCCAGGGTTCTCAGGTGGTCAAAAGCGGTGACCTCATAGATCGCGTCCCTCTGCATACCGGCGGGGTCACCCCAGACCATCAGCTGCGCTTTTGGAAACCTCGCATTCAACTCAGCCAGGAGCTGCTGGCCGAACCGCTCCAGGCCCATATCAAAAGTCACAATCTCATGCAAAACTATCCAACGCCCGTTAGCGAGCCGCTGACCTATGACCGCAGCTGGCGTAAGACCAAAGTCTAGGCCCACTTGTAGCGGTATGCTTGGGTCATAGTCCACCTCGCCGCTCATCAGGTTGTCATCGTACTCAGACCAGACGGGCTTGCCCTCTTGGACGTAGGTGTATTGGCCCTCGGCATAGCACCGAATCCAATCCAGGTTCTTGCCCAACAGCATTTGCTGGTAGTAGCCAGGCGGTAGGTTAGAGATATTTTCTGCTTTAGGGTTTAGCTTCCACCACCGGCCAGAAGAGAAGATGTGATCGTTGGCCTCTGGGTTCTCTGGTAGGTCACCCGGAGATACCTCGATCACCCCGCCTGGTTGCCTGTAGAACTTCCACGCATAGGGCCCGGTCATCTTTTCTTTCTCGGCCATCCTGAAGTACCAATGGTCATCATCCATCGGGTTGGTGTCGAGCCAGATGCCGTGCCAGGTGGCACCGCCGTCTCGCTTGGTGGGGTAGCGGCCAACCCGGTGGGTAAGCCCATCGATCACCGCCTTGGGCAGCTCTCGGGCCTCGTTGACCCACGCACCCGTGAGCTCAAGGGAGAGCAGCTTGCGGACATCCTTGGGTTGGTCTAGGGCCAGGAAGATCACCTCGCAGTCGATCCCAGATGCACCCTCTCTTGATGGCAGGCGTATGTGGTGGGTAATCGGTGGTGTCCAAAGCATCGGCCCGAATGTGTTTTCTGGAAACAGGTCTTGCCAGGTCTTGATCGTGGTGGTTTTGAGCTCCGGGTAGCTGTTACGCACAATTACAAACCGGGTATATCTGATGCCGTCTACGGGGCTGGGCTTTTGCCTTACAGCTCGCATCATTATTTCAGCTGCACAGGCGTAGCTCTTACCCGATCCCACCGGCCCCATAAGGCCACGGACAAACGCATCAGACTGCAAGAACCCCCAGACTGATGGAGACCTGGAGAAATCTAAATTCAGTCCGGTAGATGGGGTTTGTTTTTGGCTGCGCTCTTTAGTTTTTGTCATTCTCTTTTCGTATATCTATGATGATTGTTATCACCACTATGGCCATCATTGAAAGAAAGAAAATACCTGCGCTTTGAGCGTTCAAGTGGGCAATGCTATTGATCCAATCTTGTTTCATCTTTCACCTCCACATCGATGGGTTCTGGGGCCTGGACGTTGATTCCGATTACTGACGGTTTATCTGATCCATCGTCCGGGCTATCCAAGAGCCCAGACGCTTTAGCAAGTAAGCGGAGCACGCCAACTTTGTCGTAGAGTTCAACGTCCAGCGTCTGCGAACCATCCTTCTCACGCTTGACCCTGATATTTTTGATTGCCTGCAAGGCGTGGTCAGAAATTTGACTTGCCGCTTTAACCTTGACATTTCCGTCCTCGTCCCAAGTTAGGATATCTGTGATCTTAGTGTTGGCCATGCACAGCAAAGAAAACGCAATGGCCTCTCGGTTTTCCACAATCGTGGCAGACCTCTCCATGCGCCTAGAGATCGAGCGCACCCCGCCCCAGTTCTTGAGGCTGGGTACTTGCTCGGATATGCGCGACTTAGGTCTGGCCATCAGAACGGAATATCTTCATCGAGATCCACAAACCCGTTGGCTTTAGCTTTGTTGTGGTTGTCCTGGGCCGGGAAAGGTTTGTGAGCTGCGGAGTAGGAATCACCCCTGGACACCACCTCTTTGCCAATCTTCACCTGGTACCAGGTCTTTCCATCCGAGTTCTTTGGGTTGACCTCCAGCCAATGGGTCTTGCCATCTGGCAGCATTACCTTTCCACTAAAATCTGCGTGCCAATCTTTTTCTTTCTTATCGTTTGGCCAGGCAGAGCCCTGACCTGGTTTCATCTCATACGCCATGTGTATATCTCCTCAAGGTTGTAGGTCTGATTCTTTGATTGCAGCCAGGTACTCGTCAGCTTGCATCAGAGCTATCTTCTGAGCTGCCAGGGCCTCTGCAATCTGTGCCACGGTAAATCCTCTGCGTAGCAATTGCAACACAAAGTCACGCAAGATATCTTCCATCGTCATACATCTCCTCCAAGTAAAGTCAAAAACCTGTGCCATGAAAATGTGGGGAAAATTTGAGGGGTTCACCCCCGGACATACGTCTGGGGTGGGGGGGGCATGGGTGCCTCTGCCGGGCCATCCCGAACCGCCCTGGCCACCCCTCCCACCCGTGTCCAGATGCATAGGAACGTATGCCTTTGTACGGAATCGCATAGCAGGCTCTGGCTGGCCTTGCGCTGCCCTGGGTAAGCAAGGGTAGCCACCCATCTCTACGGAGCCAGCAGAGAGGCTGTAATCGCGTCCTAGAGGCATCAGCATCCGGTAGCCTCCCCTGCCAATTGCTCACAGACCTCAGACAACCGCAGGTGAACTGGCATGGTCTGGCAGGCATCGATGAACCTAGCCCGGCTGACCCCAACCTCGCACATGATCGCAGCGCAGCGCAGGTCAACCTCATCGATCCGTGTTGTCCTAACAAACCTATGTTTACTTATGTCTTCATAAATACTTAATACCTCTTCATAACCTATGTTTTTCTGTGTTTGGACAACACCTGTGTTGTCTATGATGTTGTCTATGAGAGGCTCTACATTGACAACCTGTGTGTTGTCTATGTGAGGTGTCTTTGGTGTTGGTTTTGCCTTTGGTTTCCTTGCCACGATATCTCCAATCTTCTCTGGTTTGTTGTAGTGAAATCCATCCCTGCCAGCTAGTCCTCCGAGGAGCTCTTTGAGTCTCTTTCTGTTGGCTGCCATCTGCTCCTCTGTGAACTCAGGCTCGGTGGCCTGCGCTGTTTCTGCTTTGATCTGGTGTGGTGGCCTGGTATCTTCCTGTCCGCTGGTGATAGCTATCGCATCCCCTGATTTGATCTCTGGGTCATAGATCACCCTGGTTGTGTTGGCTCGCTCACCCCTGAATCCCTTTGACATGACCTCGATGTGGCCACGCTCTCGCAGCTGCTTCATGGCCCTGGCTACCTGCTGCTTGGCCACGCCCAGGTGCTCGGCGATCCTCTGCTGGCCAACCCAGGTGATCCCGGCACGGTTAGCGTATGAACACAGCAGCACCAAGACCTTGACCGAGAACCCGTGGAGCTCCGTGTCTGTCGCAGCTCGCATCGGAACAACGGCGAACTTCCTTTGGTCAGGCGGAGCCTGCTTCTCGATTATCTTGGGCCGCTTGGGCAGCTTGAACTCGATCACTTGCGCTGTGTTTGTTTGTGTTCCCATATCCTCATCATCTCTTCCCGTAACGCCACTCGGGCGGCTCGCCCTCTCTTCTCTTCCACAGCATCGAGGTAAGCCAGGCGGGTCTTCTTGGTGCGATATCTCTTGAGTACCCAGAGAGCTTCCCCGTGGAGCCAATACTTTTCAGAATAATTCCCAGTAGTGCCACCGTAAGACAGATTGACCAACCGACTATCAGGGTGCACACAGCCGCAAGACCGGCAGCGTAGCTCGTCACTCTGGGTGGTATGCGGAGCATCCGTTGACCCTCCCTGTCGTTGGCTTATCAAAGAACCGACACCATAAAAACCATCCCCGAAAGCTTACGTTCTTGCAGTCGGCGCAGCTCGACTTCTCTGGTTCTCCACGCAAGTCGCACATTGCCACCGCCGGTTCTTGCCCTGGTTCAATAGTTTCCATACCCCTCCATTCGCTTGTCTGCGGTGCCTGCAATGCGAGCACCACCTGGTTCCAAGTAACTCCTCTTCGCGCTTAGTAACGTGCTGGTAGAGCTCGTTAGGCATTGAGATCCTCCCTCACGGCCTTACAGAACCAATCCAGAGGCACCACAGCCCTCCAGGGTTGCCCAGAGCGTCTAAAGATCACCACAGGCACAGGCGAGCCAACAGAGCCCTCAGAATCGATTTCAGAGCTGGTGGTAACCGAGAGCTCCACCTGGCGGCACCAATCCTCGATGGCCAACCGCTCCTGGCGTTTGACCTCGATGCAAAACCGGCCTATCTCGATGTCGTGGCCACCGTCTCTCGCCTGGCCAAGCTTGCGCTTGACCTCAAACCCCAGCTGCTCGGTCAAGATTGCAGCTAGCTCGCGCTCGCCCGTGGCCCCCTTGTTACGCCTGCCCCGGCCATTCATTGGATGTCTGGCTGATTGGCAATCAGGGCATCTAGCCGGTTGTCCACCTCCAGGTGCTCGGCCAGGTGGGTCTCGATGAGCTCGTGCAAGATAGCCGTGCGATCCTTCTTTAACTTCTTGCTAGCAGCTGCCAGCAGGTGCCTGGCCTGTGGGCGCAGGCGAAAGTAGAACCCAGAAAACTCAGTTGTTGCCATATATCCCCCCGGTTAAATAGGCGTAAGGATATACCTGTGGATATCTTTTTTGCAATAGGGTGTTGACAGGCAGATATCTATCGTGCTCAACTCTCACCTGGGCGCAGATATCTGTGTCCATCAACTACCACAGATGGAGATTGAGAATGACAACCTACATTGCCTACTACCGCGTATCCACAGACCGCCAGGGCCAATCTGGCCTTGGTCTTGAGGCACAGCAGGCAGCTGTGGCCAACTACCGCGAGCAGATTGTTTTTGAATTTACAGAGATTGAGTCTGGCAAGAACGATAACCGGCCACAACTTGCGTTAGCTCTTGAGCTCTGCCGCAAGCACGATGCAGCTCTACTCATTGCAAAGATTGATCGCCTCTCGCGTGATGCGGCGTTCTTGCTGACGCTACGCAAGGCCGGTGTCGATATCGTTGCAGCTGATATGCCCAACGCAGGCACATTGGAGTTCGGCATCCGCGCTGTGTTCGCACAGCATGAGCGTGAAGAGATATCCAAGCGCACCAAGGCCGCGCTGCAAGCTGCTAGAGCTCGCGGTGTACGCCTGGGCTCACCCAACCCAGCAGCTGGTGGCGCAGTCATGGCCGCAGCAGCTGATGAGTACGCAGCCACCGTGGCACCGATTGTTCGCTCAATCGTGGCCAAGATGCCTGCTGCATCCCTGCGTGCAATCGCCAAGCAGCTTCAGGCCGAGAGCGTGCAGACCGCCCGTGGCGGCACTACCTGGTCACCATCCCAGGTATCAAACCTATTGCAGCGTCTAGCTGCTTAACCCCGAGGAGAGTAGATATGAGAAGAAAGTATGACCCCATGATTGACCCAAGGCTCAACCACGCCAAGAGCTGGCGCGATATGTTGCCGGTGGAGCCAGCTGAGGTAGATGAGCCAACCTGGCTCAAGGTGGCAGGCGCAGCTGCTCTGGCCGCGCTCTTTTTAATCGTTGCATTTGTCTGAGAGGCTCACGCTATGAACCAGAACGCATGGATTCTTGAGGAGCTGCAACGTGGAGCTCACGTTACGCCAATCGCTGCGTTGGCCGGGTGCCAATGCTTTCGCCTGGCAGCCAGGATCGCAGAGCTGCGCGAGATTGGCCACAACATCCACACAACTATGATTTACACCAACGGCAAGCGTTACGCGAGCTATCGACTAATCAAATCAAAAGGAAAAACAAAATGAAAGCTTATGGAAAAGTAACACCGGACGATCAGGCCAGCGGATCGATGCTGCCTGCCATCCTGGGCATCTCCGACTACTCCACACCCAACGACAGCTTACAGACCTGCATTCGGGCCATCGATGGCCTGGAGCGCGAAGACA